ACTCTACGATCCCTAGTGGCCCGCCACAAAGAGCCGCTCGACGGCGGTCTTGTCACCAACCTAGACCCCGCCCTTCTCAGCGAGGGGCAGCTTTCCTTCATCCGGAACGGGGTCTACAAGTCGGGCAGCCAGTCCCTACGCCGAGCCAAGGGAAGGACTGCCTTCGGCACCGTCACCGCTACGGGCCACGACGTTGATGGGCTCCGTGACGCCAAGTTCGACAACGACGATCACTACCTGATCGCCCACTCCTCGGCGTTCTATTCCACCGCTGCGGTGACGGGTGCTGGCACGTTCGGAGTCGTGGCCTCTGGCGTGGGAGACGGCGACCAACTCGACGTCGTCCACTACCGGAACCGATTCTACCTGTTCAACGGGGTCCAGACCGACGTCACCGCCGCAGCCTCCAACCGGGTTTTCTACCTGACGGCGACTGCGGCAGGCACTCCTCCGACGACGAGATTGCACGGTCTCCTGCCGGTGATTGCGGCGCCATCGACCGGGACCACCGCGGCGGTGTTCTCTCAGGACATCACCGGCTACTACGAGTATTGGACCACCGAGTTGGCCAAATACACGCAGGACGGCGCTGAGCTTTCGGTGGAGTCAACATTTGGTGGCGGCGGGGTTGGTACCTCGACTGAGACTGGCCCGGTCACCGTGTTCGTCAGCACCACTGCTTCGGCGCCGATCATCTTCATGCCGACGATCCGCAACCCGTCGACCACCCACTGGCGCATCTACCGGAGCCCGAAGAAGGAGAAGGAGTCCGACAAGAAGTTCCCGACCGGATTCCTGATCGCCGAGCTTGCCGCCTCCGGAGCCTCGGCCACGGCCGCGGTGATCGACACCTTGGCCACGGCAAGCGCTAGCAGCTTCCCGTCGACGTTCAACACCAGTGCGGCGTTCTTCGGTTTTTCCAGCGCCGCCAGCGCAACTTCCGACAACAACTTCTATGCCTCGGGCACGGTGCCGTCGATACTCCAGCCGGTCGCGCAGGCTTGGTACACCTTCAACCTCGGCGGCTTCACCGGCAACGTGAAGGGGATTCAGGTCGAGGTGCAGGGATATATCTCCAGCGGTACGGGGCCAGTGCCGATTCAGGTCACGATCGGAAAGCGCAACTCGACCACCGGGGCCTTCACGCTGGGATCGGGCGGCAACCCGCTCCTGCCCAACACCGCCTCTAAGTCGATGACCATTCCCGCCAGCGTGACTGCATCCGGGTCTCCAACCACGCTCACCGTTGGAACCCCTACCGATCGTTGGTTCCCGAGCAACATTCCCGGCTTGGCGGCCTCTGACTTCGACGGCTCCTTCATGGTGGTGCTGACCATCAGCAAGCCGTCGGTCTCGGTCGGCATCGACTACCTCAAGGTCTACACCTACTCCGCCGCCACCATCGATGGCGTGGTGCCGTTCCCGACCGTGGTCTACACCTTCGGTGACATCGCCGCTCAGGTGGGCAAGAACGGTCCGCCGCCCTCCGCCAATACCGCGGACATCTTCGAGGACTGCCTAGTCTGCAACGACGTCAGCTTCCCCAGTCTCCTGCGCTGGTCCTATCCGGGAGACACCGAGGCGTTCCCCAGCACCTACTTCCTCGATTTTGAGACCCGTGACAACGACCGGATCAGGTGCATCAAGGTGGTCAACAACGTCTTGGTGGTGGGGCTCGACAACTCGATCTGGCGGGTCAAGTACCTGCCCAGCGAGCGCGACGCCAGCTTCGACCGCGGCAAGGCGATGGAGGCGATCAGTCGGACCTTTGGCATCGTCAATCCGATGTGCGCCTGCGTCTACACCCCGGACGACTCTGCGACGGAACGGCTGGCGTTCGTCTCCAACAAGGGCATCCACTCCACCGACGGATTCGACTTCAAGGATCTGGTCAGCCTCGACTGGCGACAGATCATCTCGACCACCAGCACCAGCACTCCGATCGCGCTCATCAACGATCCCGAGGAATCCGAACTGCTGTTCTACTACAGGAACGACGCAGCCTCGGAGGGTAACGAGACCTACAAGTGCCTGCACTTGAACTACGGCGGAGACCACCTTCAGCCGGACGGCACCTGCAAGGTCTCGGGGCCGGTCCATATGCGGAACTTCACCACGCCAAACTTTGCGAGTCTGGAGTCGGCATGGACAGTCCCGCGCTCCTCCGGCGCTCACAGCGTCTATCTGGGCTACGGCGGAACGGGGGCCGCTACTGCGGCAGGATCAGGCAAGGTCTACCTGGAGACCGGGAGCACCATCCCGGCCGAGGACCCGAGCTTTGCCTACCGCACGCGGCGGATGTATCTGGCCGACGTTGGCAATGAGTGGGAGTTGGATGAACTCTACAACTACTTCTCCAGTCACACCGGCACTCAGGGCGTGCAGTACACGCTGCTGAATCTGATGACCAACGCCACCGCCGAGGCTTCAGTGGTGCAGCCCACCTACTCGCTCAGTGGCCAGGTGATGACCTACTTCCAAGCCAATACCGGACAGGCCGAGGGGCTGAGGATTCAGTGCGCCATCACCGCGGGGCACGACGACCTTGCTGACGAGTTCCTAATCCTTGAGGGCAAGGGCTTCGGCCAGCAGGACTCCAAGCTTTGAGAGATTACGCGGGCTCGCCGTTCACCCGGCTGGAGCCAGAGATCCGGGCGGCACTGAGCCCGATCGACTATTTCCTCAGGGACATCAGCCGCGGCATGGCTCGCATTCAGAATGGCGAGGTGCCGGACGGATCGGGCAATCAGATCGTCCCGACCGACGGCCCGTTCCTGTTCAAGCCCGGGCTTGCCGGTGGCCAGATTGCCCACGGTGGCGCCAACTCCGGCGAGCAACTGGAGCTTCACTCCAACACTGCCTTCGATGGCCTGATCCTGCTGGGCAGCAGCAGTGCCTACGATGAGGCCAACGGCAGACTGGGGATCGGAGCGACGGCGCCATTGGCCGTGCTGCATCTCGCGCAGCCAAGCTCGACTCCATTACTTGCAGCTAGCGACAACTCGCTGGGCGGTGCGACGCCTTGGGGCGTCACGGGCGGGGACGGCACGGCGACCACGGCGTTGCAGACCAACGATGCCGGGACCACGGTGGTGTTCATCAACAACGCCGCCGGTGGCACTTACAACCTCCGCGTCAATATGCCGGACCTGGACCCATCAGTCGAACTATGGACGGTGCGGCTCTGGGCGCGGCAGAGCGACGAGTTCAGTCCGGGTGGTTCTCCGTTCAGTTCGACGTTGACGGTCAAGCTCAGGGACAGCAGCCAAGATGTCTGGAACTCATCGGCATTGTTGATGTCCAGCGTTGCCTTGTCTGGCAGCTACTCGGCGATCGACTTCACCATCGACGCCAGCGGAACTCCGTCTGGAGACAATCTCGGGGCCGGCACTGATAGCCGGATCGAGTTGTCGTTCCTTTCCAGCGCGTCCTACCAGATCACTTTTCGGGTCACGCTGATGGAGGTATTCGCCGGAACTCCGGGCGGAGCCAGCAACCTGACTAACTGGTACACGCAGGCTGGAAGTGTTCTGACCTCGTGGGTAGACGAGAGCGCGGTGTTCCACGCTCCGCAATATAACCTGGTGGATGCCAGCGGGGACGAAGGTGCGCTAGTCCCAGCCACGCTCTCGGCCGATCGGACCTGGACCTTCCCCAACAGCACGGGAACCGTGGCCTTGCTGGAGGCAACCCAGACATTTACTGGAGCCAACACTTTCGGTACCGGCAATCTATTCGTCATTGACGAAACGGACGGCAGCTTCCCGATTCGCTACGAAGTTGGCGGTAATAACATCTTTGCCCTCGATAACGCCGTCAGTGGTTTTATGGCCTTTGCCGCGGGATTTGCGTTTTACCCTGATGGCGACGTGGGAGTCGGCAACTTCGGCACGATTGGATCGGTGGCCCTGACCGGAAACCGGACATGGAACTTCCCGAACGTGAGCATAACGGTGGCAGGACTAACGGCCACGCAGACGTTCACCGCCTCGACGCTGGGGGTGGGCTGTGTCCTGATCTCCAGCACCGCTTCGTCTGGAGTCTCGTTCACCGACACCACCACCTCGACCAAGAAGCTCCGCATGGTGCTGTCGGGAGCGGTGGGCAACAACTCCCAGACCTACACCAACACCGCAGCGAGGAACTACGGCTTCGGCAATCTATCCGGCAACGTGGTCATCGTCGGCGACGATCCTCCCGCCGTGGCCTCGGGCTCGCTGGGCAAGGTCGACCTTACTGCCCAGACCGCCAACATTGGCACCACCGCCCTCAGCAGCACGCCTCCGGCCGGCCTCTATGCGGTTGAGGTCTACATCGCCACGACGACCAATGACGTCACGGCCGGTACGCTGGCAGTGGTGATTGGCTGGACTGACGTGGTGGGGGCGACCACCGCCAATGCCGTGGCAGCCCACACGCTAGCGGCGACCGGGAGGAGCACGGGCCGCCAACTCTGCCAAGTAGCTTCTGGTGATCTGACCTACGCCGTGACCATCACCGGGGGCTACGGCACCTCGGCTTACGCGGTCTACGTCAGGGTTGTTTCGCTCGGTTAGAAGTTCTAGGCTTCCGTCGGTCCTCAGGGAAGGAGGCGACCCATCAACCCCGCCATCTTGGCTAGCCTGCTGTCGTTCGCACCTAGCCTGTTCGCCGGTCTCTTTGGGGACCCCAACAAGAAGCTCCGCAAGCAGGTCAACAAGCTGACCGGGGCCGGCAACGTCGGCAAGGTCACCGACCAGTTCTATCAGCAGGCGGTTGGAAGCCCGGCCTTCTCTCAGGCCCAAGGCAGTATCGCCGCGGGAGCCAACGCCGCAGGGGGCCAACTGGCCAGCAGCCTCGGCCAGCGCGGCATCGGCACTTCTGGGACTGGCGCCATCCTCTCCTCGTTGATGCCTAGCGTCGTGGGCCAGCAGCAGGCTGGGCTCCGCTTACCCCTTTC